CGTAAAATGTATCAAAAATATTATCAACTACAGAATATTGACTTTGTAATTTTAATTTGTTGGCACCAGGTGATATAGTTAAAACTGAACCACTTCTCCAATTTTGTGTTGTCCAAAATAGATACTGTTTACAAGCAGTATTCCAATCCGAAACAACATTAGAATCTTGAATTCTATCTTCGAACACAAAGCCTTGCTCTACTAGATATTTTCCGTATCCTAATAAGAAATCAACAACTTCCTGTTTAGTAGTTAACTTGTCTCCGTAATATAATCTCGATAGTGTATTTTCATAAACTTTTGCCAACGAAGCAGTTGCTCCGCCTACTAATGGTAACGCTGGCAATAACGAAAATTTAGCAGTATCAAGTGTAGATCCAGAAACATGAGTCTCTTTTGCTCTGTAATATGAGCTTTCACTTTGTACAATTTGACCCACAGCATATGTCTTACCTGCATCAAAAGTTACAAAAGATTCAGAAATGCCTCCGACATTTACAACCGGATCGTTTGTCTGTTTAATAGGTTTATAATATTTGAAGCTAGGTATAAAATTATCATAACCTCTAATAATATATCCATCTGGCTGTTTTTCAACGATAACACCACTATAAGAAACAGTATCAATTGGACTACTTGTGTTTAAAAACAGTTTATAGTTTTCATCAGGAACAAAAACATTTCCTTGATTAGTTGGAGTTCTTGAATCAAGTATTAATCTAAATTTTTGTTTGTCAGAATATCCTGCAATTTTAGCACCAATTTGATTAGTAATTGACTTTACATTAGTTTTGTATTTCGCATAAGATGTTGTAGTGTTGCTAGTTAGATAGTTAGCAATATAGTTAACTAATCCGCTGGTAAAAACCTGTGTTGTATCATCAACTGTGTTAGGAAATACTATATTAGTTAATGCTAACTGTACTTCACTAGCACCATATATTATTTGCCCTGCAAGGTTTCTTGTTTGTCTAGCTCTATCAAATCCAACTGAAAACAATTTGTTTGGTTGATTTAACACCCAAGATGTAATTAAACTAAACGGAAATTCACTGCTTCTTCTCCAAGCACTTTCAACTGGTCCGCCGTCTCCAAATACCCAATTATTTTGAATTCCGCTTACATTAAAATTATTTGCTAGTCCAGATGCATTAGGACTTAACAATGTTCCTTCATCACTTACAGGAATGTTTCTAGTCAGACCTGGGCGAACATATTTGGTTTTTACAATTATCGATTTGCTAGGTTCTCTTATAATGCCCTGTTCAAGATCCTGCCATAACATCTTGTTATTTCTAGTGTAAGGTGCAGGTCCATATACAGATTCCCACCAAGTAGGCTTGACACTAAAGCCAAGCATTTCCCAAGGATTTGTGTGAGGGCGATCAGTATCATATGCTTGAATATATGCCTGGCGCCAAAATCCTGGCAAATTTCCGCCTGTAGAATAATTAGTCTTTGAATAATTAAAAGTTAAATCATTATTTCTATCAAAAGTATTATTTGTTACATAATCACCGTCAACTAATTGATTCCACTGAATAAAATCAGCAGTCATAGATGCATCAATTTGTAATTTAGTAAATCCGGTATCTCTATGCTGTCCTCCAACAAAATCATGTATGTCTACTAAAGTAGTATCATACTGTATTTTAATATTGTTGTAAATTCTCTTTTCTAATTCTAATAATAAATTATCTCTAAAATCATTAAATCCTACAAATTTACTACCGTCGTGTCCTTCAATAACTGTTACAGGAGTAGACAAAGTAGTATCTGTATAAATTCTAGGTGTAAACGCCGGATACAATCCTAGTTTCGTAGGAGTAGGTGGAACATAACTACCATTTGTACTATCGTACTCGTATATTTCAATAATATCACCTGGTTGTTTAGTTGCTGTAACAACCGCAAAACCTTCACTGTTAAATGTATATTCAACTCCATGAATAAGTTGATTACCATTTAGATATACTTGTGCAGATTTTCTACTTAATGTGTTTAAAGAAAATATTTCACTTAACGCAAAAAACTGTTCATCACTATCTAATATTTCGTGTACAGTTTTAGTTGCGCCGCCTTGTGGTACCATATCACTAAAGTAAAATGGCATAGCTGTAGTTTTATCTTTATTAAGTTCTTTTAATATGTTGTCTACATGTGTTTTTACTGGACCTTCATAACCAAGTGTGTTAGCAATTTCTAAAAACTGTCTTTTAAATTTACCGTATTCTTTTCTAGCATATCTCAAAGATTTAATAATGTTTGATTGAGTATCAATTAAATGATATAGTGCAAGATTAATCGGACCACTGTGCTTTAAAAACTTTTTACCGTAACTGCTTAATTTTCCAACATCTCTTAAATTGCTGTTTCCTGGAAATGTTCCGGCAAAATTATTAATTTCTTCTACAATAGTGCTAACATGATCGTTAACTTCTCCTAATGTAAATTCATTTAAATTTTGGTTAAGAGGATTCTTTTCAAGATTACTTGCGATTTCATAATACCCATTATTATTCTTTGCATACTTACTGCGTGTTTTTATAACAATAACATCATCTATATTTAGATCAGTTGTAAATGTTATATAAGATTCGCCATTAGCATCTTGAGATATTGTAAAATCTACATCTCTAAATTGTAAATCATTGTTTAAATAAACTCTTATCCAAAGATCATTAATAAAATCTATATTATCATAAACATCAATGTAAAAATTATTAGTTGTATTATCAAATATGTACTGTCTAATTATAGGTTGGTTACTAAGTTTATTTCCTTTTATCCATCCGTTTTGATAAACAAAATTAGTTCTATCAGAATACTTTTTAAGATAACCTGTATCAGTTATTTTTGAATATAAAGTTGTGCCAATTTGGTATGTAAAAGTATTTTGAAGTAGATCAAAATTAAATGTTATATCGCCTACATTTTCAATACTTCTATAACTTAATGGAAATCCTAGTTCAGTATCATTAGTTCCAGTTCCTTGTTTGTAAGAAAATATTTTATTACCAGCAAATGTTGTAGAATTATAAGACGTGTCATTACCAAATGCGTTTCCATCTTTATCAAACATATCAAAAAACGGTTGTTGATTAATGCTTGTTTTTTGTTGTCCTGAATTCCAACTAGTACCATTATAGTAAAAGAAAGTTCCTCCGTATGTGTTACCAAATCTAACAAATACATTTTCATTTTCTAAAGGTGCAGTGTCTGCTTCCTCAACTAAGGATATTTGTACATTATTTTTAAATGTAATAAAGTTAACTTTGTAAATTTTTCCTTTAACTAAATCATCAGTATCTGCTGTAAATAAGACTCGCATGCCGTTGGTTAAGTTTACACCGTCAACATTATATCCTGCACTTCCTTCAATAATTGAAAAAATGTCCTTTGTAAATGTATCTACAAGATCAACATCAACTTTGGCTTTTGTACCAAAATTATAAAGTTTTAATCCAGCTTCAAATTCTATAATAGGTCGTTTAGCTCTAGATGCTTGATCAAGTGTAGACGAATTATTACTTAAAAGTTGTGACTGTTCAATAACACTTTTGTGAAACCAACGATTATATCTACTCCAAAGGTTACCATCACTGGTAGCTCTGTTTATAACAATATAATCTTTATTTGTAGGAAATCCTAGTGCTTCACTATACGGATAGAAATCAAATTCGTTGCCATCAAACGGAACTGTTATGTTGTCAGTAAATACTCCACTAACTGTTAGATCATCTTGTCTAACTAGTTTAATTTTGTCACCAACACCTTCTACATACCATTGACCAGATGCATATTTTGCTGGAGTAACTTCACCAGCAAATTCTACTTTCATTCCATTTGAAAAGTCCCAACCGCTACTTGTAGTATATGTTTTTTTGCCTATAACTTCAGCTTCAACATCAATAGCAGTATTGTCTTCAATGTCATATATTCTCATATATCCTGAAACATTAGGATCATTTTTTGAGATGTAATATAAATTATCCGGAGCAGTATCAGGTATAGTAAATTCTATAATACCCTTTTCAATATAAACAGTAGAAATTGTGTTACCGTCTTCGTCAGTTTTAGAAACGCCTGTATTATAAATTAAAGAAGTATTAGTTGCATCACCAAACTGCACACTTGCAAGAGCTTCTTCTTGACTTACTGGGTCTACAATAAATCCGCCAGCGTCATATGCTGTGCCGTCTTGATCGTACAGTACAACATCAAATACTCCTGCACTTCTAATTCCATCAGTAGTTGCAACAATTACCGCTTCACCAGGAGTAAAACTTTTCTTTGTAGCAAACGCCATTGGATGATTTGGTGTGTCAATTTCAAATCTGTATTTTTGTCCTCTATACAATTTGATTGTAGGATTATTAGTTAGCCCATCAGGTGAAAATACATATGTAACATTATCAACATTATTACCAAGTCCAACTGTGTATGTGCTTATAACATCTTTAGATTGTCCAAGAACTGTAATTAGATCAGGACCGTTAGGTAACCAATAATATTCACGGAAATTTGTAAACTTATCCCAATCAATATGAGGATTCCATGCATAATATTCTTGGCTATTTAATAAGCTGTGGTTATCAATATTGCCGCCTAGATTAGCAATAGTATTAATATAGTCGTTGTAGTCTTTGTAAAAGTCAATATTTCCTAAATTGTCTTTAATTACTGCGGCTGGCTCTAATTGATAGTTTTCTCTAGATTGTGTAACTGCGCCAATATAGTTATCGCTCGGATTAAATGCTTTAGTAGCTTTGCGTCCGATGTAACCATTTAACTTTTCAGCTACACCTGGCTGTATAAGTTGGTCAAGTGTGCTAGACAAAAACTTAGAGTTATGTGCTGTGCGAAAATATCTTGGAAGATGATTTTCACTTTTTCGTCTAATACTATTATTCCCGCCCGGAAGCGCCGGTTCTTGTTGATCGTTATCGTATGCCATTAATAGCTACTGCCTCCATTAGTTGAGCTTGAGCTTGTGATACCTGTATTATTAGTAGTTGCACTTGAAACAATATTTCCAGATGCGCTAAGTTTTGAAGCAGTAACAGCATCAATAATTTCTAAATTATTAACTGTTGCTCCGCTTATAAAAATTTCATCAAGTTCTGATTTGATTTCAAATAAGCTACCAAATACTTTACTTTCTTGTTCGGGCACAATAACAAAGGTTACAATGTCAGGAGAAAGTTGGTTGGTTACATAAGTTGCTAGTTCTGTAAAATAAAATGTTTCGCCAAAGTCCCAATTTTCTAATGCAAAGAATTGATTGATTGCACTAATTACCCTAGATTTAATATCATTGTCGTTTAGTACTAGATCAGGATTTTTTACAATTTTAAATTTTGCTTGCAAATCTAAATCAGCCTTTGCTCCAAAAAGCACTTTATATTTTACAGGATGAAAAATAATTTCATCACTTAAAGATTTAATTTTTCCTATTTCTGCACCATAACTTAAAAATAAATTATCACTTGATGGTGCAAGAGGTTTTGTCGGTATTGTCCCGTCAAGATATTGTCTATAACTATTGTCGTAATTTCTTGTTAAGATATAAGTGTCAATTATGTTACTTGCACTAGGATCTATTCTTGTGTTGTCATCAGCAGCATGAATATACTGGAATTTTAATTTATCTCTACCAATATGTGCTTTGTAATCTGTTGTTAACGCAAGGCTTCCTGTTGCACTTGTATAGATATTAAACACATTTGTATTCACAAAGTAAAATACTTGTCCGTTTAGATACTGACTGAGTGCTCCAACATTTTCAACACCTTGTAAAACTCTAATATTTTCAATTGCATTGTCAACATAATTGTAATCTTCAACACCGTCAGTTGTAACTAATTTTTTCTGGAAAACATATTTTGTTAACGGATTAATGTTTTCGTCAACAATTACATCAAAAATTTCAGGATCATCAACTACACCGTCATCGTCATCGTCAAAGAAAGTTACTTCAACTTTTTTACTGTTTACATAACCTTCAGCATCTCTGTATTCTTTTGTAATTTCCCAATCAAGATCAACTGTAAAACTGTTTATGCTGTCAGGCTTGTTATTATTATTTAAAACTGTAATTTTATCTTTTACAATTTTTCCGGTTAAACTATTGTAAATTTTATCACTGCTATCAAAGTAGAACCGAATCTCTTGATCGCTTTCAAACACATATCTACTACCTCGACTATCAATTGTATAAGTTTCACCGTCATTAGTAAACAGCAACAACCAACTAGCATCAAGTTGCTGGTTAGTATTATCACCTGTTTTACCTGTATTAAATTCACCAGTTGCATTTAAGTTATTTTCTGTAATAACACGCCACTGACCTAAATTAATATCAAATCTTAAACCAAATGTTTTATATGCAAAAATCTGATCAATAACTTGTGTCTTAACATCCTGCTCTAAACTTTGTGCAATAAACGGTTTAATTTCAACCAACTGTGATCCTGTTGGTATTACGTCGTTAAAATACACAGGACCGTTTCCGCTTTCCTCAATAGTTGTACCATCACCAGAAACACTAATTACTTTAACCCACTTATATGTTCTTGAATTTAAGTGGTCAGCGGCACCTGCCATAAGTGTTCCATCAGGCATAAAATGATAACCTGTTGGAGCAACAAATTTTAAACTTGTACCCGGTCTAATTAATTTAAGAACACTAGTTGTAAATGTACCTAGTAGTTGTCTTATTTGATTGACGTTAATAAAATAACCTGTACTTAGATTTGTATCTTTAGTAGATTGTGTCCAAGTAATATTTAGGTCAACTGTATCTGTTTTAGGAAACTTTACAAAATAATAATTTCTAATCTGTTTACTAGACAATATAGGTTCAATTGTGTTTACAATCTCTCCTTGAACATCTGTCTGTGTTACAAAAGTAAATGTTTCTTTGTTTGTAGTAAATTCTTTATAAACTATTCCGTCAGTACCAAACAAGTTTGTTTTACTATATTTTCCGGTTGCATCGAGCAAATCAAAATATCTGCTTATACCACTAGCAGTACGATTAACACTTTTAGTTTTAATAATTTCTTGACTTATACCTAGAGGACCAATTTGATAATCTTCTGCTGTGACTAATCTATTTTGTGTATAATAAGTAGCAGGTGCTCTCTGTCTAATATTAGCATTAGTTTCTGAAACACTAGCATTGTCAACTGTATATTGAAGGCTGAATGTCATTGATATAGTTTCAACTTTACCTGTGCGTGAAACATAATCTATTTCAATATTAACGCCTCTCATGTCTTTAGGACTTACGATTAATCTTTGATTTTTACTTGTTCTGTAATACACACGGAAATTTCCTTGTGGTAAATTACCAAACACACCGTCCGAGAAAATTAAACTTACTCTATCATCTATTCTAGTAAGAATACTAAAAATATTTCTAATGTTTTTACTCAGGCTATTATAGATAACATTGTTACCTTCTACTGCTTCAACCTTTGTCCATTGTTCAATTTCGTTACCAAAACTATCTAGTTTATAAAGCCACACATCTGTATTGTTTACATTTGTAGCATCTACTGCAACAACTTGATTTGTACTAGGTGCTGTTACATTAAAAGTACCTTGGTCTAGTGTTCCTTGACGGAAGTGACAAAAGAAACCGCTATTAGAACTTGCAGGACCTCGGCCATCATCTCTGTACAAAAATGCAAAGTTGTTTCCCGGAAACGGTGCTTCTTCTAAAATAGTTCCGTTATCAATGTCAGTGGAAACTATTTCAAATCTAGTAGTGCTACCATCTACAGGTTTTGAAAAACTAAAAGCAGGAACATCTGTATTAGTAGAATTAAATCTATACTGTTCTGTTGCTACTCCGTTTACTGTGTCTTTTTTAACTGGACGGCCAAATGTTCCGTTTACAGGCAATGCTCTGTTTAAAACTTTAATAAATTGTTCATACCAATCTGGATTAGAAGGATCATTCCATAATATTGTTTGGTTCTCTAAATTGATATTATTACTATCAAATAGTGTTTCTGAAGTGCTTACAGTTTCAATTTTGAGCAATCCGTTAGCAGCTTGGTTACGCTTAGGATTATACGAAAGAAGCCTTGCTAAACGCAAAACACTTTCACGGCGTTCTGCAAGTTCAAGATAGTTTTCTCTAGCATTTAAGTCAACTCTAAACGCAAGGTTTTGACCTAAGAATGCAATAAGATCAATTAATGCAAGGTATTCGCTTGATTCAATATAATCGTTAAAATCTTCTGGGTAATTCTCTCTTAGATAAGAGATCATTGTTCGACGTAAATTGTCAAAATCATAACTCTGGAAATCCGCATTTCTATAGCTTTGATAGATGCGTTTCCAGTCTTCTGCTACTAATAATCTGTTTTGTCTATCTGTTGACGACATGGCTCTTCCTTCTATACAATATTTAGCATATTGAGAAATGTGCGTAGTTAATTATGTATTTAAAAAGCCGTTGTTTTGATCAAATGTTAACTTCATTTGTTCCGAGATGTTGTATGGTAGATAGGTTAGGCTAATTTCTACTTGTAAACCACTTTCAAACTGATCAACTATAATGTTGTTGACTCTTACTCGAGGATCATAATTTACAATATTTGACACATTTTCAATAATTGCATTTTTCATATCACCTGTAAAAGGTTCAAATAGTGCGTCCCAAATAATAGTACCAAATTCAGGATCGCTTAATTTTTCACCCTGTCTGATATGAAAGTGATTAAGTATATCTTGTTTTATAAGTGCAAGGTCATAAAGAACTTTACTAGAATTTCCATCGTTGACTGTACTAATGCCTCTATAAGTCCGTGATCCTGGTATAGATTCATTTTTGCGGTTTTTTGAAGGAACACTAATTTGTTTGTAAAGTTGCTTTTCTAAATTGCTCATATCGTATTTACCTTACATTCCTTTCCTGAAAGTATCAGGTACTGTTACATATTCTCCTACACCTGCTGTATTTCCTGCAGCAGGATCAGCATCAGTTTTGGCTGGCATGTGAGCTTCAGGATTAAGATTTTCATGTCCTAACCACGGTTCTTTTTGAGGGCTTCTTAACGGGCCATATGCAGCTGTAGCCGCAGGACCGTTCATGTTTATGCCTCCAGGTGCTGTTTCTGTATGTGTTTGTGAAACAATGTGTGTGCCTTGGCCAGCAGTAATTCTACCGTCATTACCTGCTGATAGACAAATATTTCTACCTGCACTCATAATAATATCTCTGTCTGCTGTAATATTTAAATCTGCCGCAGTATGAATGCTAACACTATCATTAGCAAATATATCTATTTTACCATTAGAAGTAAGCTCTATCCAAGTTGAACCTTTAGCGTTACCTATGTAGATTAAATCTTCGGTATTGTGCATCAGTATTTGATGCCCAGTTCTTGTTCGCAATCTTGTAAGTTCGTTGTGAGGAAGTGTTGGATCACCTCCTTCGTTTCTTTCTACACTTGCATATTCTGGAGGGCCTTGATCTGCTGGTGTTTTTCTTAATAAAAACGGATCACCATCGTCCATTACAAATGTTGTTCCGCCCAGTCTACTAAAAGGAACTTGACTTTGTCCAAAGTTTTCACCATATGATGCTGTAGGTTTTCCTTCTCGTCTGTCAGATGGACCAGGAGTACTAATGCCGAATACCATGCTAGGAAGTTCTCTTCTAGCACTAGAAGTTGTAGTTCCTCTAGTTGTGTCATCTAGTAGTCCTTGTCTTCCTAAAAACCCAGACTGATTGTCATCTACAGGTTTTATATATTTTGTAGGATCTCTTCCTGCAGCTGTTTCTAGTGTTTTGTTATATTCGCCGACAGGTTTAGGACTTGAATTATTTTGGTCATTATAAGTCGTTGAAGCACGACCAGGCACCATAAAGTTCATATACTTGTCTTGTACACAGCCTATCCAATAACCAAAACCAAAATTTTCTTCCATAGTTAATACAACAACAGTTGTACCTACATCAGGTGGCACAGCCCACATACCGTAACTTTGCTGTGTATATGCAAATCCAGGATTTGGTTTTGCACCTTCTCTAGGAGTAACCCCGTAAAAAGGACTAACATAATAGCAAGGCAAAAGATAACCACTGCCGCCTTCTGGATTTCCAGATTCGTTAATTTTTAATATTTCAACTTCTACTGCACCCATATATTCGCTGTCAAGATGGTTTTTTATCTTGCCTAAATACGGACCAGATGATTCCATCCAGGACGGGCGTCTAGTTCTTGTTATTTTATTTCTACTCATTGTTAAAATCCT